CAACTTGCAGACCTTAAAGCGAAGTACGGTCTTTAATATGTTTGCTAACTACTGGATATAAAACATATATGGCAATTTATACTATAAAAAGCGGAACAAAGATTAAAAACTAATCAAATGAACTTAAAAAAAACACTAAACGAGATTAATGATTATTTCGCTAATAAACTTCTAAACGGAGATTATAAATTCATCTCATGCGATGAACACACGGCTAAATTAATTTTTGATGATAAATATAATTTCGAAGTTTGGATAGCCAATAATCCAGAAAATAACTTTGGTTTTCATTTCAATTATTTATCTGCTGAGAGATCATTATTTTCAGATTTAGGAAATACGTTCAAAACAAATGATGAACGATTAAAGGCATGGGAAAAATTAAAGCCTCATGTAACAGTTTATAAGAAAGAGCAGTTGAGGAGAGAAAAAGAAGAAATGATTAAGAAATTAGAGGATGAATTAAATAACATTTAATCATTGCAATTCTAATTATTAATCTTATATTTGTAATGCTAAACTAAAGATATGCAACAAGAAAAAACAATAGTATTCAGAGGCATTGAACTAGTAGTTAAATTTGACTACCAGCCGGAAGAAAAACCTGTTTACGATTATGGCGATGGTTCCGGTTATCCTGGAAGTTCAGAGCTATATACAATCGAAGATATAATTCACAATGATGAATCAATCTTATCATTATTCGATCACGGAAAATATGACGAAGAAATTATTAACCTTTTAAAACAATAGATATGAGTATTATATCAGACACATCAGGAGTTTTATTATCATGTTCTCTGATAATATCAGTGATATTCGTGATATATAGAATTTACATAGGCGGGAAAAAATCAGCCTATAAAAACAATGTAGATTATGCATTGCTTGAGGAAGGTGATTTGATTGTAGTATCAGCACCTGGCTATCATCATGTAGCTATTTTCAAAAGTAAATCAGAATGCGGGACACATTTTAAAGCTGATTTATTTGATTTTAATCAGGATATTTCAGTTAGAGATAAAGTATTAACACGTTTACAATTTAGAGGAAAAGTATGAGAAAGAGCAAACATCAATTTGAAAGATTATTGAATTTAGAATCAGGCGAATATTACGATTTAGAGTATTCTAAACTGGATAAGAAAACTGAAATGAACATTAGGAATGGCGCGAATAATTACGCACGATCTAAAGGATTTACGGCAGGAGTATCAATTATTGAAAGAACTGAAACGAAAGTATTAATTAGGATTATAAAACGATAGGTATGGAAGAAAAAACGCATTGGTTGAAAAATCCAAATAAAAATTATCTTGGACATTGGGATTTGCCTGATAGCGACATTGTTCTAACAATAAAAAAAGCAGGATGGGAAGATGTAAAAGATCCAACTACAGGTAAGAAAGAATCAAAAAGAGTTGTTCATTTCATAGAGGATTATAAACCTTTAATTTGTAATCAAACAAACGCTATTTCTATTTATAAATCAACTGGAATAAGATATTTAGAAGATAGCGCAGGAGCAAAAATAAAGCTATTTATAGGCGAAGAAATAGATAGAAAAAATAAAATCACTGTTGAATGCGTTAGAGTCAGGCCAGAAAAAATTAAAAGTAAAATTGAAATGAATCCACAATATAAAGGATGGGATAAAGCTAAACAAGCATTAAACTCTGGTAGTGTGACAATTGAACAGATAAAGAACAATTATTTATTAACTGAAGAAAACGAAAAATTACTATGCTCAAAATAAGATGCAGCCAAATAGGTAAAATAATTGCTAATGGCAAGGGAAATAATATATCTTCCGGGGCAAAAACATACGTAGAGGAAAAAATAAAGGAGCGATTATATGGAACAATTAAAAATTTCAATTCTAAATATACAGAAAAAGGAAATCTTTTAGAAGATGATGCAATACAATTTTATGCAGAAAATTCAGAATTTGGTTTATTGTTTAAAAATGATGAATTTTTTGAAAATGAATATTTCACTGGCACTCCTGATATAATAACTAAAGATGAGGTTATTGATATAAAAACAAGCTGGGATTACTTTACATTTCCTCTGCTAGATGACAATCTTAAAAATAAGGATTACTACGCGCAATTACATGGATATATGGAATTGACTGGAAAAAGAAAAGCTAGATTAGTTTATGTGCTAATGGATACTCCTGATCATTTAGATTATGATAACGATCATATTTCATATGAAAATGTTTCGCCTAAACTTAGAATTAAAGAATTTAAATTTGAATATAATGACGAATTCATGAATGATATTAAAAATAAAGTAAAAGGATGTCAGGAATATTATAATAAACTATTAAAAGAACTTGAAAAATGAGTGTAAACAAATGCATTTTCGTAGGCAATTGCGGGAAAGACCCTGAAATTAAGCATTTAGATAATAATGTATCTGTAGCAAATTTCTCATTAGCCACAACAGAAAAAGGTTATACATCTAAATCAGGCCAAGAAATTCCAGATAGAACGGAATGGATAAATATAGTTGTTTGGCGTGGTCTTGCTAACGTAGTAGAAAAGTACGTTAAAAAAGGAAGTCAATTGTATGTTGAAGGAAAATTACGTACCAGATCATACGATGATAAAGACGGCAATAAAAGATATGTTACAGAAGTATATGCTGATAACTTACAATTGCTAGGCAGCAAACCTTCGCAACAACCTCAGTCAGATAATTCAAATGTTTCTCTGCCTCAACCTGAAAGTGATAATGGCGGTGATGATACTGATGGACTGCCTTTCTGATATAATATAAATTATGATCTACGATTTTACAAAAGAATCGGATATAACAAAAGCCAGATACAAGTTAGAAAAGCTTGTATCTGGTCAAAAAAAAGCTGAGATAAAGGAAGTATCAAGAAAGAGGTCGTTAAGTCAAAATAGTGCCTTACATCTCCTATTTACTAATATATCAGATCAACTTAATGAATTAGGAGAAACATTCATTTACAGAGGTTGGAAAGGTGAAGAAATGGAAATGAGCTTTACACCTGAAATTATAAAAGATTCATTGTGGCGTCCAATCCAAAGAACTCTATTTAATATTGAAAGCACAACAGAATTAGACACTAAAATGATTAATCAGATACTTGATATTATTACTAAATTCTTTGCAGAAAAAGGAATTCCTATTACATTTCCAAGTCAATTTGAATTATATTTAAAACGATTAAACGCAGAAAACAAGATATGAAAAACGAGATTAAAGAAGCAATTGAGGCATCCGGTCATTCATATGATGAATACATGAAGAACGTAAATCTATCTTATATATTCGCTACTTATGCTGAAAATAGGTATATGATAGCTGAGGATATTTTGAGGAAAACTAAAGAGTTTAGATTAACTAATAAACAAATGTTTTCTCAATTAAAGAATCTTACAAAAAAGCTATTAAAGAGAGCTGAAGGATTAGAAGAAAAACATGATGAAGCTTTCTATTCTGCTGTTGAATTTGTTAATAAACTTGTTCATGTCACAGCAGAAAAAGAGTTATCTAACGATGATGAGATTAAGATTATTAGTTATATTAGGAATAATTTTTAACGGGCTTGTGGTATGAAGCGTTTTTATTTACGGAATTAAAGCACAAATGATTATGAAATTGACAGACAAAGAAAGCAATAGCTTACAAAAAGAGATTGACCACATATTAGATAGTGGCGCAAACAGTATTAGACTGCTTGAAATGATTGATAGGTTTTTAGAACGCAGAGAGGTAGTAAATAAAAATGATTTATTACCACGTGTTAGCAATAGTGCATTGATTGACTACATAGAAAATGATGCCGAAATTGCTATGCCTATTGATGAATTTTTCAATGAAGACGGAACACCAATAACAAAGAAGAAGTACGGTAAAGTGCTACTTAAGTACCTAGTGAAAGAACTTAGAGAGCATTATTGCTAACTACGGGATATAAAACATACGTTGATTTTTATACTATAAAAAGCGGAATAATGTTTAATTTCTAATCAAGAAAAATGATCTACAAAGTCACACAAGCAAAAATATTCATAAGAGACGATTTAAGACCGTTAAAATTATCAGGTGAATATATGTGTCCAGAAAGAAAAGAAATTGAAATATTAAGGCGATATTTGCGTAAAAAGCATAAGGCTGTAAGAGTTTATCTAACGTATGATGTTATTTAGTGTTTCGCCCCGTGAAATATCGGGGTGATTTTTTTGATTGTAAAAAATTTTAACTATATTTGAAGCATGGAAAAATTGAAATTTGGTAATGAAGAATGGCATGATTGGGAATCATTCCTTTTGATTTCTGGATTAAGAAACAGAAAAAGTATATACGATTGGATTAAATCAGGAAAAGTAGAAGTGAAAAAAATAGGTTCTGCATCTTTTTATAGACTTAAATAGTCTTTTTTATTCAATTTATTGGTAAAAAATATTTACAATTAATTATGAAAGAAAGGAAAGCATTTAATTTTTATAAATCATATTACGATGTATTTAAGGAACTGAATGATAAAGATAAACTTTCCTTTATAAATGCATTATTTGAAAAACAATTTGAAGGTATAGAACCTGAAAATTTAAATGGCATGGCTAAATTTGCATATATAAGCCAAAAAAGTAATATTGATTCGCAAGTTAAAGGGTGGGAAGATAAAACAGGCTGTAAATTAAGTATTTCAGCCCCTACCGAACCCCCTAGCCAAGGGGTATCAGTAGCCCCTACCGAACCCCCTACGCAACAAGAGAAAGAGAAAGAGAAAGAGAAAGAGAAAGAAGAATATAGTTACACTATAGAGAGAGAAGTTTTAAACTCAGTTGCAAATTTATTTGACAAAAAATATTATGACACGGAAATTAAAAAACAAAAATGGTTGGATGAAATTAGAAAACTTATCCAGATTGATAACGAATATAAGCAAACGATAATTGATGTAATTAAATTTGCCCGTAACGATGAATTTTGGCAATCAAATCTTTTATCCATATCCACAATCAGGAAAAAGAATAAATCTGATATTACAAAATTCGATCAGATAAAAGCTAAGATGCCAAATCAACAAAAACAAAAATCAGCATTTGAAAATTGGTAATATATGAGACCTAATAATAATTTAATGTATGAAATTGGAAAGATACCTCCGCAAGCTATAGAGGTCGAACAAGCTGTTCTTGGCGCTTTAATTTTAGAACCTGGGACAATAATTGAAATAGGCAACATATTAAAGCCTGAAATGTTCTACAAGGAGTCACACCAGCATGTTTATGCAGCTATTCAAAATATGAATGATAATAATGCTAAAATAGATATGTTGACAATAGTACAAGAACTAAAGAAAACAAATAAATTAGAGGAAGTAGGAGGTGCATATTATATAACTAATGAATTAGTTTCAATGGTAGCATCTGCTGCTCATATAGATTTTCATGCTAGAGTTATAAGAGATCATTATATTAAAAGAAGATTTATAAATATAGCTACATTAATAAGTCAGAAAGCTTATGATATGAGTTATGACAGTGATGATTTATTAACTTTTGCAAATAAAGAAATTGAATCTATTTATATGAATGAAGATAGTGGAGTTATATTACTTGCAGATGGTATAAATCAGCTTATGGAAGAAGTTCAGAAAAGACAGGGAAATCATACTTGTGTAGATGGATTTCAAAGCGACATTAAAAGCTTAAGAGAATTAGTTCCTACATGGGAAAATGGAAGATTGATAGTATTTGCAGCCAGGCCAGGAATGGGAAAAACAGCTCTAGCAATACACGAATGCATAAATTCTGCTAAATCAGGCAAGCCTAGCATATACTTTTCTTTAGAGATGTCGTATAAGCAGCTCATTAAAAGATTTCTTCAAAATGATAGTGATATAAAAAAATACATGTTTGAAGTTAATGATCTAAAAGATAAACAATGGGATGAATTAGATAAAGGTATTACAAAGATTTATGATTATAAAATTTTTATAGACGATAATAGCTTTACATTATCAGCAATAAAAAACAGATGTAAAATATTAAAGAAAAAGCACGGAATAGGGTCTGTATTTATAGATTATTTACAGCTCATTGAATCAGATAAAAATGCACCAAGAGAGCAACAAGTTGCTCAAATGAGTAGGGCATGTAAATTACTTTCAAAAGAATTGGATTTGCCTATTTTTCTACTTGCTCAACTTAATAGAGAAAGTGAAAATAGGAAAGAAAATGGATTTATGCCTAAACTTGCAGATTTACGAGAATCAGGAGCTGTTGAACAAGATGCGGATATAGTAGCATTCCCACATAGGGCATGTTATTATGAGCCAGATAATGAAAGAGCATGGATAATAATAGCTAAAAATAGAGATGGAAAAACAGGAAAGGCAGAAGTAAGAACAAATGAAACTGTTACAAGATTTTATGATCCATTTGATAATAATGATTTAAATTTTAATCATGGAAATAGTCCATTTTAATTTATCAAATTTTCAAATTATAGGAATAGAAAGAGTTATTGAATACCATGGAATAGAAGAAGCTATAAATTTTTATCTTGATATTCTTATTGGATGCTTATGCGAATATCCAGATGAAAAATATAGATATGAACATATATACAATTCATTAAAATATATTTTAAATAAATCATTAATTTAGAATAACTCTAAATAACTATTTCGCTTTGAGGAATTAATTATTAGGTTTAAATTTGCATTAATAAACGATTAAAGATATGAACGAATACGAGAAATTAATTTTAAGTAAGAAACATTCTGAAATAAACTATGGTATAGAGCCTTTATGGTTTCCTGATGGAATGTTTGATTATCAAAAATTTGTATCACAGAAAAATATGATTAAAGGTAGACATGCTGGATTTCTTGATACTGGAACAGGTAAAACAGTTATTGAATTAACTGTAGCCGCAAACTTTTTAATGAAAACAAATAAGCCTGTATTAATCATTACTCCATTAGCTGTAGCTGATCAACATTTAAAAGAAGCTGCAAAATTTGGAATAGATGATGTATATCATACCAAAGACGGGAAATGGCATAATAAAGGTAAAATAATCCTTATTAATTATGAAAGATTACATTATTTAAATCCGCTTGATTTTGATTGTGTCATATTAGATGAAAGTTCTATCCTTAAAAATTTTGATGGTAAAATAAAAAATCAGATAACATCATTTCTTAAAAATATAAAATACAGATATTTATATACAGCGACACCTAGTCCAAATGATTTTATAGAATTGGGAACAAGTTCTGAAGCTTTAGGATATTTAGGATACACAGACATGCTAGGTAGATTTTTTGCTAACAATGAGAATAATATCAGACCTCAGGATATAGGTAATAAATGGTATCTTAAACCACATGCATACGATGATTTTTTTGAATGGGTTAGTAGTTGGTCAATATCTATGCGAAAACCAAGTGATTTAGGATTTAGTGATGATAGATTTATTTTACCTGAATTACATACAAATAACCATTTTGTAAGAAATGATAAAAATTGGATAGTTAATGGTCAAATTATGATGTTTGGTAAGATTGCAAAAAGGCAATCTGAGATAATGGAAGAACAGAGAATGACAATTGAAAATAGATGTGAAAAAGCTGTTGAATTAGCATCTAAATATGAAACTTCAGTGTATTGGTGTAATAGGAATGATGAAGGAGATTTGTTGCAAAAATTAGATTCTAATTCATATCAAATAACCGGAAGCATGAAGTTAGAGAAGAAAGAGGAACTATTAAAAGCTTTTGCAGATGGTGAGATCAAAAAACTAATAACAAAGCCTAAAATGACAGCCTTTGGATTAAATTGGCAACATTGCAACCATACAGTATATTTCCCAACATTTAGTTATGAACAATGGTACCAGGCTATACGTAGATTTTGGAGATTTGGACAAAAAAATGAAGTAATAGCAGATAGAGTTTTATCAGATGGTCAAAAAAGAATACTAGACGCTATGGATATCAAAACAGCAAAAGCTATTGAATTATTTGATAAACTTAATTCTACATTAAATAAAAAAGTAAATACAACAGGAAAGGAATTCAATAAAGAAATTATTAAACCATCATTTTTAAATTAAAAGATATGAATGTAAAAGATCAATTTCACACAGAAAATTACAGCATCTATAATGGCGATTGTATGCATGTATTGCCAACACTAGAAAATGAATCTATCGACTTATCAATTTATTCCCCACCCTTTGCAGGACTTTATAATTACAGTTCATCGCCAAATGATTTTTCAAACTGCGAAACTAAAGAACAATTTTTACAACAATATGAGTTCTTAATAAAGGAAATTGCAAGAGTTACAAAACCAGGTCGCATTACTGCTGTACATTGTACTGATATAACGAATAATAATTTTGGAGAATATGCAAATCAAGAGGGTTTATGGGATTTTCCACACGAAATAATAAAACTACATGAAAAGTACGGATTTAGATATAGGAATAGAATAACAATATGGAAAGAGCCTTTAAAAGTAAGAATGCGCACAATGGTTCGTTCACTAATGCATAAATTAATAGTAGAGGATTCTACAGAATGCTTCACTGCAATGCCTGATTATGTTCTTATATTTAAAAAACATGGTGAAAATAAAGTACCAGTAACGCATGAATTTGGTTTAACTCATTATGCAGGAGAAACACCTGTACTGCCAAATATATTAAGAGCATATAATAATGAAAATGGAACAAATTATTCACCAGAAACATTATGGGATCATCTTAAGAAAAAGTATGCAGGATGGAAAGATCCTAAATCAAATAAATTGAGTCATTATATTTGGCAGCGTTACGCATCTTCTGTATGGGATGATGTCAGAATAGATGAAGTTTTGAAATTCAAAGATAGCAGAGAGGAAGATGACGAAAAGCATGTACATCCTTTACAATTGGATGTTATTGATAGGATTGTTGAATTATATTCGAATCCTGGTGAAGTTGTGTTAACTCCATTTATGGGAGTTGGTAGTGAAGTTTTTAGTCCTGTATCGATGTGTAGAAAATCAATAGGTATAGAATTGAAAGATTCGTATTACAAGCAAGCGATTATGAATTTAAAAGAAGTAAATTCAAGGTTTTTATCAGCAAATCAACAGACACTATTCTAACAAATAGCCCCTTAGCTGGGGCTTTAAAACTAAAAACATGGAACTAAATACAGCTATTCACATCCTGTCATTGCATCAGAAATGGAGAAAAGGAGGCGATGAGATGCAAAACCCTGAAAAAATTACCAGGGCAATAGATAAGATTTTAAACTTCTTTGAGTGCAAAAAATCTGTAAATGAAGACGTTTTGAACTTGATAGAGTCAGAGATATTTATTAATTTTGGGTATAATTTTCAGCAATTAAGACATCATAGCAGGAAAGAAGAGATTATAAAAGCAAGGCAAATATCAATGTATCTGATAAAAACTAATACGACTCTCTCATTAGCTCAAATAGGTAGTATTTTTGACAAAAAACATGATACTGTTTTATACACTGTTAGAGCTGTTAAGGACGTAATGAGCATTGATAAGGTATTTAATAATATTATTTCCAAAATACAAACTAGGTTAAATGACAAGATACAGAACATCTAACGTTGATGCTGTATGAATCGTTTTTATTTACGGACAAAAAGAACAAATGATTATGACAAAAGAAGAAGTAAGAGGTAAATTTATAAAAGAGATACCAAAACAAATTATAAGCGGAGAACAACTTAGCTATGCTGATTGGCTAGAGCAGTTAATTGTAAGCAATTATGTAGTAAATAAAAATGATTTATTACAGCGTATTAGTGGGCGAAGCGAACATGTTATTTGCCCCGACTGCAATAGCGACCAAGTATATAGACATGTAAAGGGTAATGCACTATTGTGTGCAAAATGCGGTATAAATTGGGGCGAATAATTGCACCCTAACACAGGATATCATCAATGTCTAAAAATAATATTTAGTTAAAATAAATTCTGTAACATCACGAAGAAAGAGATAAGTTGAATTTGATTTTTAAATAACGTATGGCAATATGAAACGGTTGCCTTATAAGACGTTTCAAAATTAGTAATAGCCTCAAATGGCATGTTTTATGACATCTTGTTATTGGCTGCCAATTATTATTGATACACTAATTTTAAATATTTTACAAGATGACAAACGAAGAAAAAGCAAAAATGATTGCTGAACAATGTAAACCATGTTCTGCTGATTTTTATTCAGGAATTGAACAAGGTGTTTTATTGGCTTTAAATGCTGAAAAAATAGCTATTGAAAAAGCTGAAAAGTGGGACTTACTTGGCGAAAAAATTGCTAAATGTTATCATGAATATGATGATGATGGGAACGAATTAGAAACCGAAAAGCCTGAAGATGATTTATGCACTATTGGAGAATTAGCTGCAATTGCTTACGGTTTGCTATAACATTCAATGTGGGCAGGCTCCTTTGCTTGCCCACAACAAAAATACATGAAGAGTTTCAATGCTTTATGTATATAGTTATTAACTTAAATAAATAGATATGGAATTAATTGAAAGAAAGCTTGAAATAAATAAGTTACCACAAGTAGGCGATAAAGAAGTCAATGGAGAAAAACTATTTGTTCAGGCAACAGGAGTTAAGTTTAAAAGACAACCAATAACAGGAGAATACTATTTTGATTTAGATAAAAAATTTTTCATTGCTAAAGATGGCAAAGGAAATTTTATAAATGGTAAAATTATTGGAAAATAGACATGAAAACAAGACTTCTAAGGAAAGTAAGGCGTAATTATAGAATAGTTATTAATGATTACGGCAAAACAAAAGCTCAGGTAAGATCATTATTCTTGTGGACTGATTTGTATGATCGGCATAAACATACGTTTACAATGTATGAGCACGCGATTAGCAAACCACTTAAACCTATTGAACAAATTGAGTTAATAATTGGTAAAAGGTATAGTAGATACAAAAGAAAAAATAAAATAGGAAAAATTAAAAGTAATAATTGGACTAAAACATGGCATAATAAAATTTAATAGCATGAAAGAACTAATAGAAAGAAACTACGCCGCTACTGTAAAGCGAGGATTGATAAATGAAGATACTGATAAAATAGATTTTCTTCTAAAAATAGAAGAAGAATTTGATGAAGTCTATGAAGAATTTTTTAAATCAAAAATAGATCAATTTGATTTGCAAAAATATGCATCTGAATTAATGGATTTAGCAGCTGTATGTATTAATAATGTAAAGCATCTTGGTCTTGATCCTATTAAAGAATTCGAAAAAGTTGTAATAAAGAACGAAACACGGGAGGATTAAATGAACAAACTACAACGATTAGCCGTAAAATCAGAGCTTGAAAAAGATATAAATATATATTTTGGAGAGTTCGTAAAAGAGAAAGTATTTAATACATTCATGCCTGTAAAGCGTCAATTTAGAGCCGATTATTTTATCCCTTCAATTAATACTATTATAGAAGTTAATGGGGGCCAATTTATCAACGGTAGGCATAATAGAGGCGGGAAAGGATATGAAGATGATCTTATTAAATTAAATATGGCTAATCGTTACGGTTTTATTGTGCTTCAATACACTTATGAGATGTTGAAAAGACAGGAATACATTAAAGACTTCACAGTATTATTATCTGATAACCCACCTTTTTAATACAATAATCAATGACAGTAAATAAAATAATCCAAATACCAGGATTTAAAATAGAGTTAAGAAACAATCTAATAGTTTATATTTATGTCGGATAAATCAATATTTTAAAGATGAAAATAAATACAGAAGAAGAATACGAAAAAGCTTTGAAAAAAGTAGAAGTTATATTTGATGAATTAGATGCAAATCATCAAATGAGTGAATTATTAGATGCTATTCAGGAATATGAAGATAAATATCATCCAATTCCTAAAATAGATGATGAAACAATGAAAAGATGCAAGAAAGAATTAGGAATAAATGATTAATTCATTATATTTGCAATGTCTCATAGGGTTTGTTTTTTTTCATATCTTTTTTTAGCCACTCTCTCAGGGTGGCTTTTTTATTTAGAATCATTCCAAATTAGCACAATCATAAAAGAAAGTTTACAAATCTCTTGTATGGAATCTAAACATGTTTTATATTTGTGGTGTTGTTAGTAATGAAGCTAGCAAGGAAATTAAATAGATATGAAAACTAAACACTACCAAGTAACAAAACAGATCGGAACAGAGCAATATTTCTGGTCTACGACAGAATATAGATTCGTTGCAGGTAATTGGGATGTTCAACCATTGGGTAAAAGAGAGGCTGAATTTATAGCTGAGCAGGAGGATGGAATTGTAATTGATTTTTAACTTTAATAAATAGAGATATGAAAAATTTTAAACTTACATCAGAATCAAAGATTAATTTTTTAGGCAAAAAGTTATTTAGAATAGAATGCACTGTTGATTTTAAATATGCTAAAAAAGGCGATAAAGGAGGATGGGTAGAGAAAGAAGATAATATTTCCGGCAATGCTTGGGTTTACGGCGATGCTGAGGTTTACGGCAATGCTAAGGTTTACGGCAATGCTTGGGTTTACGGCAATGCTAAGGTTTACGGCGATGCTAAGGTTTCCGGCAATGCTTGGGTTTACGGCAATGCTTGGGTTTCCGGCAATGCTAAGGTTTACGGCGATGCTAAGGTTTCCGGCAATGCTTGGGTTTACGGCGATGCTAAGGTTTACGGCAATGCTAAGGTTTACGGCAATGCTGAGGTTTCCGGCAATGCAAAAAGTACAAAAAAAGTTTTTACTCTTAATTTTATTTATAGCATGACTGTTACTGATAACCATATAAAATATGGCTGTGAACAGCGTACTTTTGAAGAATGGGAGAAATATCTTAATTCAAATGAAGTTATAGAAACAGATAGAAATACTGAAAAGTTCAAGATTATTGAAATGGCGTTAAGATTAGCAATTGAAAATAATAAACTATGATCAAACAAACAATAATAAAAGAGATGCAAAGTAGGGGTGATAAGATATCATCCCTTGCAAAAGAAATAGGTGTAAGCTATCCTACTATTTACAACTTTATTAAAAAAGATAAGGGCATTAGCTTGCATGTGTTGGAGAGTATTTGTAAGTATTATGGATTGGAATTGGTGAAGAGATTTGATTTATAACGTTGCAGTATATGTGGCGTTGAAAGCTGAACTGCGAAAATGAGAGACACTAACAAATTAAAATAAAAGTTAAACCAAAGCGCTGATACAATGCCATATATACATTGTTGTGTGCTTTTAAAATTGCGGAACAAATGAGAATTGAAGTAATAGAGCAGATAGATAAACACAATAGGGAAGTTTGGGATTTTAATGCCTTTGAAATGACCTTAGTGATGGTTGGTAAAAGAATTGAGGAAAAGCTACCACGAAAGCGAAATTGGAAAGTAACTGCTAAATTTGACAGGTATAATAAAAGAGATAGCTCACTTCCAGAACCAGATAAAATCCCAAACTGGGTTAAAATAGAAGCTGCTGAAAAAATGAAAAGCTTTATAAAGGTGATGACTTGGGATGAATGGAAAAGATAGCAATTTTTATTGCACACAACAAAAGTACATGAATCGTTTTAATGATTTATGTATTGAGTTATAAACTAATAAAAAACATAAAATGAAAACAGTAAAGATAAATAAAGGAGATTTAGTTGTTTTGCATAATGGGACAACAGGAATAATTGATGAAATTGATAAATCAGTATGTCAATTCATGTTGAATTATCCATATATAATATGGTTTCATTTAATGGATATAAAAGTACTAAATGGGAAATATGTAGAAAGCGAATGGCTTTCAATTTAATATTTATAAATATTGTTTCTAAATAAAAAATCAACTAGATTGCGGAAAATTAAATGATATGGAAAAACTAGAATTAAAACACATCGCGCATTATTTGCCTTATGGGTTAGAATGCATATTATCTCATACAGGTATATTTAATTTAGATAATGAATTTGGTACTCCTCCACAGGCTTTAATGCCTATGAAAATAATAAATTTGTGCATATTTGATCGCATTGAAATTGAATTGCATTCTAAAAAAACTAATTGGGGAGTTGGATTCATAGAATTAGATGAAATAAAGCCTATTCTCAGGCCGTTATCTGATCTCGCCAAAGAAATAGAGCATAATGGAGAAAAGTTTTTTCCTATTGACAAATTGAGACCAATTGATTCAATTATAATAAACAAAACAGGATTAAGAGTTGATTTGATAAAAGAAGATTGGGAAAGATTATATTCCTGGCATTTTGATGTAAATAATTTAATAGGCAAAGATTTAGCAATTGATATAAATACATTATGAGATACTCTAAACGAATAGATAACCTTTTTACTGAACTTGGCATAAAAACAATGCACGATACAGCTAGATTGAAATCAATTGAATTAACTAATTTGTGCAAAAAGCATGAGGTTGATAAAAATATTGTGCTTAAGATAGCAGATGGTAATATCAAAATTAAAAAACAGAAGTATGACAGGACATAAATCAACAAAAGTATTCCAGGAACAAAAAAGCCTTATAAAACAATTTGCAAATGATTTCGGATGTAGTGTATCTGAAACAGCAAATACTCTGATCCTTGAAAAAGACGGTAAATCAATTGAAATGATGCCTAAACGGGACCCGCAAGGATATAGAGACATGCAGACTAATAAGATTTACGAGTATTATAACGCTACTGCGTGTTTAATGAATTTTTTTGATGTTAGAATATCGCATGTTGGGTAACTTTGAATCTATGGTGTAGTGGCTGCCATAAACAAAGCCACATAGTTACAAATACTTAAAAACTTAGATATGAGTACAGAAAATTCAAATACCGAGCAGCAATGCACTATAAATAGTGTTGCAGGCAGTGCTTCTATTCGCAAAGCACAAGTAATAATTTGTAGATGCGGTGCTAAATTTGCCGCTTGCGTTGAACCATATTGCTATACCGAAAAGGATTGGCAAAAAGATTTAAGAAAATACGTAAATGAAGGGTGCACTGTTGAAATTGTTGATTGTGATTCTTTCAAATTTGAGAAATGTAGATGTAAAGAAACTAAAGCGGAAAAATGTTATGAACCAACTCTGTTTTAGTATTGACTACAACGTAGATGCGGCATGAAACGTGCCAATGTAGAACGTTTCAAATTATTCACAATGCTTGACAGGCATGTTTTATGACCGCTTGTTAGGCATCTGTAAAAACAAAAAAAGCGATGGCAAAAAAAATCATCACCGAATTTTCGGAACAATTAGCAAAGGAAATAGCAGAACGTAAATTTTATGACTTTGCAGAAATTAGCAATTTGATACAAGTTCGAACGAAGTTTTGTATAAGAGATTTGATGCATGAATACTCTACGCAAGCAGAAAATGATTACATTAAATTACTTGAAGAGCAAAGTAAAAATAGAATTGGAAGTACTGCTTATATTTCTTTAGGCTATAAACTTTCTGCGGCTAAACAGAAAAAAGCTGCTGCAAACAGAGCAGCAAATAATATGGGTAGAGAAGATGATTATCAAAAGTTAAAAAACTTTGTTAGTCATAAATTTGGGCAAGAAGCACTTAATGAATTTTTGAATCAAGATGCACCTAAAATACCTGAAAAGTTGCCAATATACAGAACGTAGGTTTTGTTTTTATTGTGGCTAACGATGGGTGTAAACCGTCGTTTTAATGCGGTTTGACACCGTGTTAGCTGACTGTATGGGCTTTTTAACCCACTAACCTACAATTAAAACACTACAGTAGTATTTATTTTTTTGTGCGTTGGCAAAATAATTTTGAAAAAATTAAACTTTTTATTGTATTTCGTTTGTATATACAGAAAATAGACGTATATTTGTATATACAAAAACGATAACGATATGAAAATGAAAACAGTAAATATAAACACCATGACAACACTAGATAAAATACAAGCAGTTTTAACCCCTATGCAAATAAGGAAAATAAAAGTCGATTTTGAATTTATTAAAGAAGAATATGAGGCTCAGAATATAAATTCTTCAAGCTTTAAACAAAAGACTGAAATGGTTAGTTTTAATACTCGCAAAAACCTTGAATTTATTCAATCAGAAACATGGAAAATGTTTGGAGGTAGTGGTATGGTTATGATTAACCAAGCTATAGAAGAGTTGTGTGGAAATTTTGAATTAAACATGTATAAATAATATAAGTCATGGAAAATGTAAATTATTTTTTCGGAGAGAATACCTACGGTGATAAGGTTAAAGTTGCTACTAATGGTGTAGATTGGTTTAGTAAAATCTATAAGTATAATGGTTATGCTATGGCATGGACTAAATGGGAAAAGTTAGAAAATGAAGAACATCCACAAATATTTTTAAATAGCTTCAAAGAACCAGCTATAAAATGGGGATGGAATGAATTAAAAGGATTTTATAACAATAGAATTAGATTGCCTAAAAATTAATATTATGAACACAGATAACATTAACCCACTAATTGGAGATATAATAAAAGCACATAGCAAGCCAGTAAAGGAGAATGTTGAGCCACAAATGATAAGAATACAGCCAACATTAAAACAGGCTATACAGAAAAGTGCAGACGAACACAACGAAGGGAACTTTAATAAAGAGTGCCGTGACCTAATCAGAATCGGTTTGAAAAACCGAAAGAGGGGAGAAAAAAAATAAATACGGCAATTACGCATTAACCTTGATTAGTTGCACGAACTTAGCCCATATTGCAACTAACGTTGCAGTATATGTGGCGTTGAAAGCTGAACTATAAAAATGAGGTACAGTAACAAATTAAAATAAAAGTTTAACCAAAGCACTGATACAATGCCATATATACATTGTTGTGTGCTTTTAAAAATTACTATTATGCAAAAATATATTAAACTAACTTGGAACGGAGGTAGAACGTTGACTTTAAAATGGGAAGATTATTTGAAAAACGAAGAGTACTGGAGTAAACAACAATGCAAAAGTGAAATTTACTTTGAGAAGGTGTAATTTTTTATTGCACACAACAAAAATGCATGAAGCGTTTCAATGCTTTATGCATTAAGTTAGCCTATCATTAATTTGGTAGGCTTTTTATTTAGAATCAGTCTAAACTAATTGAATCATAAAAGAAAGTTTATAAAATGCTTGCGCGGAGTCGAAAGATGTTTTATATTTGTAGTGTAATAATTAATTAATCATTTAAAACATACAGATATGAAAACTTTAGAAATTAAAATTGGCGACATTATCACATTAGGAGAATTAACTACTATTATGGAATGTGAAAATTACGACATGGATGCAGCATTAATGGGTGAAAATACTTGCATTGATAATTTCGACGGAGAAGATGGTAATAATGTGTATTTTGAAATACATGACACAAGTATGCTAGATACAAATGATGAAACAAACGAAATATACAACCAACATCTAGCCCTTGTAAAAATAACAGATATAGACGTAATGTGATTGACATTAAACAACAATTAGTTGATTTTTGGGATAATAATATTAAATAGATGTAACACATAAAAAATTAAGCCCGCCAATGAGCGGGTTTTTTTATTTAAACACTTATAATTTAGAAATATTCTAAATAATTTGTATCTTTACAGTCTATAAAATAATGGATGAAATGAAAGGAAAAGAAGTAATTTTTACAAATGAAATAACCTTTAATAAATTTGAATTCACTAAGCTTTATCAAATTAGATTGATAAATAATGATGTTACTATATTGGATAATGATAAAGGATATTTTCATGATCTGATGAATGAGTATTTTAATAGTTACGAAGAAGCAGAAAATAGCCTATTGCATTCATCTCATATGTTTAAAGGTCCAGCAGAATTATGTATTGAAACTATTTATAAGAAGCTATAACAACAAAAACCGCCGATATGACTAAATACATTTTAAAGCAGAAACTAAGACCAGGACAAGAGAAAACATTAGGAGACGTTCAGATAATGTTCGTTAAAGAAATAGATGGCGTTATATGTTTTGCTTTAGCTGCGCCTGGTTCAAATGATTTATATGATATTATTTCGCTTTCTGATGCAATGGGTAGATATGAGATAGATCATGAAGCTATGTATAATAATTAGTAAATAATGATAATTTTAAAGATATGGCTAGACCAACAGAATACAATATAAATATATGCGAAGAAGTTTGCCAATTAG